AGAGCAAACTTCGTCAATATTGTTGAACCATATCTCCGTGATGTTCAGGCAAAGAGAGGTCTTTATGGATTCCTGGTAGTTTGTGATGAAACAAATAACACTCCTGACGTAATTGATAATAATGAATTTAGAGCTGACATCTTCCTGAAACCAGCTAAGTCCATTAACTATGTCACACTTACATTCGTCGCCACCAGAACTGGTGTAAGCTTCGAAGAAGTTGTTGGTAGAGTTTGATTTTATATTATAAATTACTAAAGGAGGAACCTAAAAATGGCACAAATCCCAACAAGAAACATTTCACAGTTCAAGTCAAAAATGATTGGCAGTGGGGCTCGCCCCAACCTTTTTGAGGTTGATGTGACTTTCCCAACTGGTGTGAACCTTGCAGTTCAGGGTGATGGAACTGGTCAGTTTGACAAAGAGAACTTCCGTTTTCTTTGTAAAGCAGCTGCACTTCCAGCTTCAACAATTACCCCAATTCCTGTTCCTTTTAGAGGAAGAGAATTGAAGGTTGCTGGTGATAGAACCATCGACGTTTGGACAGTATCTGTCATTAACGATGAGAACTTCATTCACAGAAGAGCATTTGAAGCTTGGATGCAAAACATCGCTCAGTATGGTGATCACTCTGGATTAACCAATCCTAATGATTACATGGGTAACGCTATTGTTTATCAACTCGGAAGAAGCCCATCAAACACTCAGGGAAATAACACAACTGGTGAAGATGCCAACATTTTGGCACAATATCGTTTCATCGATATTTTCCCAACCGCTATTTCTGAGATTGGACTGTCATATGATCAGTCAAATACCATTGAGGAATTTACTGTTGAGTTCCAAGTTCAATACTGGTTCCCAGAAAGAGCTGGAACTGGAGCGTAATAAATAGATCATAAGTAGATAGAAACTTTAATAATGGCAAAATTGTTTGGATTCTCTATTGAGGATAACGAACCACTATCACCGAGTACAGTCAGTCCCGTCCCTCAGAATAATGAGGATGGGACTGACCACTACTTGAGTAGTGGTTTTTTTGGTTCTTATGTTGATATTGAAGGAATTTACAGGACAGAGTTTGATTTAATCAAAAGATATCGTGAAATGGCACTTCACCCAGAATGTGATAGTGCTATTGAAGATATTGTGAATGAGGCTATTGTATCAGATACTAATGATAGTCCCGTTCAGATTGACTTGGATAATCTGAATGCTAGTGATGGAATTAAGAAAAAGATTAGAGAAGAGTTTAAGTATATTCTAGAACTTTTAGATTTCGATAAGAAATCTCACGAAATTTATAGAAATTGGTACGTTGATGGTAGGCTGTATTACCACAAAGTAATCGATTTAAAGAATCCACAAGAAGGTATTCAAGAATTAAGATATATCGACGCACTTAAGATGCGTTATGTCCGTCAAAATAAAAATAAGCCGGATAAATCAAATACTTTTGCAAGAATGAAATCTGATGATCCAATGGATTATGAGTTTCCAGAAATTGAAGAGTATTTCATCTATAGCCCAAAAACATCTTATCCAACAGCAAGTCCAACTGATACTAGTTCCAACACCGGAATAAAATTTTCCAGAGATTCTATAACCTACTGCACTTCAGGTCTTGTTGATAGGAATAAGGGATCAACACTTTCATATCTTCATAAAGCAATTAAGGCACTCAATCAACTCAGAATGATTGAGGACTCTTTGGTTATCTACAGATTATCGAGAGCACCTGAAAGAAGAATCTTCTACATTGATGTTGGCAATCTCCCTAAAGTAAAAGCCGAACAATATCTCAGAGATGTGATGATGAGATATCGTAATAAGTTAGTTTACGATGCTCAAACTGGAGAAATCCGTGATGATAAAAAGTATATGAGTATGCTTGAGGATTTCTGGCTTCCTCGTCGTGAAGGTGGTAGAGGAACTGAAATCTCTACACTTCCTGGCGGTCAAAATCTTGGAGAAATTACTGACATTAAGTATTTCCAAGAAAAACTTTACAGATCTCTGAATGTTCCTCCAACAAGAATTGGTGGAGAGGGTGGATTTAATCTTGGAAGATCTTCAGAAATCTTAAGAGATGAACTCAAGTTTACTAAATTTGTGGGTCGTTTGAGAAAGAGATTCTCGAATATGTTTAGTGATATGTTGAGAACTCAATTGATTCTCAAGAACATTATCACCCCAGAAGATTGGGAGATCATGAATGAACATATTCAATATGACTTCCTTTATGATAATCACTTCTCTGAACTGAAAGAAGCAGAACTTCTTAATGAAAGATTGAGTTTAGTTGCAACAGCAGAACCTTATGTTGGTAAGTATTACTCTCAAGATTATGTGAGAAGAAAGATCTTACGTCAAACTGATCAGGAAATTGTTGATCAAAATGCACTCATCTCTAAAGAGATTGAGGATGGAACTATTCCTGATCCAGCAATGATGACTGTAGATCCAGCTACTGGACAACCGATGCCTATGGGTGGTGGAGCAGCTGCCATGGATCTTGGACAACCAGTAATGGAACCTGATTTAAAAAATCAAGAAAAATCAGTTGAAGTTCCTGAGGGTGGGGAAATCTGATAAATAACAAAGACATTAAATTTTACAGGTATGGATGAATTAATGGATATGATCGTTTCTGATGAGAGTCCTTCTCAAATTAGCGATAAGATCAAAGATATTCTTTTCTCAAAAGCTGCTGAAAGAGTTGATGACTACAAGCCAGTAGCTGCAAATTCTCTCTTTGGAAATGAAGTAGGAGATACTGAAGAATACGAAGAATCATAAATAAAAAGTATAAGACTTCATTATAAAAAATGCAAAGAACTAAGATAATTGAAACTGAAGTTACTACTGGTGCAACTGCTGGTGCTGCTACAAGTATTGGTAGTGCAACTTGTGTAAGGCTTCATAATGATACTGGTAGTATTGTTACTGTTGGAGTTTCAACTATTGTTGGTGCCGCAACTACTAACTATTTCAGTATGCCAGGTAACTCAGTAGAGTTTCTGGAAAAACTTCCAACTGATGTTATTTGGACATCTTCAGCAATCAAAGCAAACAAAGTAGGATTTACAAACTAAAGCCATGAAACTCATCAGAGAAGAAATCGAACAGGTAGAATTTATCGTTGAAAACAAGAACGGTAAAAAGTCACTCTTCATCGAAGGTGTTTTTCTCCAAGGAAACATCAAGAACCGCAATGGTCGTATGTATCCTATGGAAACTCTTCGTAGAGAAGTTGCTCGTTATAATGAGAATCATGTTGCTCAAGGTAGAGCACTTGGTGAACTTGGACATCCAGATGGTCCTACTGTAAATCTGGATAGAGTTTCTCACAAGATTATTTCTCTGAAAGAAAGTGGTGATAATATCATCGGAAAAGCAAAGATTCTTTCAACCCCAATGGGTAAGATTGCAGAATCTCTGATTTCTGAGGGTGTAAAGTTGGGTGTTTCTTCTCGTGGCATTGGTTCTCTTCGTATGACAAGAGAGGGAATCAATGTTGTTGGAGAAGACTTTATGTTAGCTACGGCGGCTGACATTGTTGCTGATCCTTCAGCACCTGATGCTTTTGTTTCAGGAATCATGGAAGGAAAGGAATGGGTATGGGATGGTGGTATTCTTCGTGAAAAATACGCAGAAAAAACCTACAAGACAATCAATACCCTTGTAGATCAAAAAAGATTGGAAGAGAATAAGTTGAACTTATTCAATGATTTTCTTACAAATCTTTAATTTATAAATAAATATAGTTTAAAACTAAGGTTAAACGGAGAGTTCAAATGTCTCGTGGAGATTTACAAGAAATGGAAGTAGGCACTAAGCAATCCAAAACCGCCGTTAATGCTGGAGCAAAGGCAGCGGAATCAATGGATACTTCAATTGCCGGTTCTTATGAGGATCTGGGCGGACCTACCCCAGAGAATTATAGATCTGATGACGATTCAGCCAAGCTGAAGACCCCTGGAAAGACACTTTCTCAAGTTAAGAATGTTGTCAATAAGGGAGCAAAAGCGGCAGATGCCATGGCAGCTGTTAAAGAGGAAGAAGAGCTTGATGATGAGGATCTTATTGAAGAAGAGCAAGAAGAAGAAGTTGTAGAAGAAGAAACAACTGAAGAGTATGATATTGAAGAAGATGTGAATGCTCTTCTCGGTGGTGAAGAACTCTCCGAGGAATTTAAAGAGAAAGCAAGAGTAGTTTTCGAATCAGCACTCATGGCGAAAGTCAATGAGATCAAAGAAGCTCTTGAAGTTGAGTATCAAGAGAAAATTGCTGAGGAAGTAGAAGAAATTAAGGAAGCTCTCGAAGAGAGAGTTGATTCTTATCTTGAGTATGTTGCTGATGAGTGGTTCACTGAGAACCAACTCGCAGTTGAATACGGTCTTAAGACCGAAATGACCGAATCATTCCTGGAAGGAATGAAGGGTCTTTTTGAAGCACATTATGTATCAATCCCTGAAGATAAATATGATGTTCTTGAGAGCATGGTAGAAAAACTTGATGACATGGAGACAAAACTCAACGAGCAGATTGAGAAGAATATCCAACTGAACCAAAGACTCGCAGAGTCGGTTGCTGATGGAATCTTCGATGAGATTTCTGAGGGCCTCGCTGCTACTCAGAAAGAGAAGCTCGCTTCACTTGCCGAAAGTGTTGAGTTTGAAAGTGAAGAAGAATATCGTGAGAAACTGGAGATGCTGAAGGAATCATATTTCCCAGCAAACAAAGCTCCTAAGGCACACACTGAAACCCTTTCTGAGGGAGTAGATCATTCTACCGAAACTATTTCGGGACCAATGGCTAACTACCTGAGAACTCTTCAGGCTGTTGCTAAAAACTGAATTTAATATTAATCAAACACAAACATTCACAAAGGTAAAAGCAAATGTTCCATTCCGAGCATCTGCAGGAAAAGTGGGCACCTCTCCTCAATTATGAGGGTCTTGATCCAATCAAAGATTCCCATCGTAGAGCGGTAACCGCAGTCCTGCTGGAAAACCAAGAAAAGTTTTTAAGAGAAGAATCTGCATTTAGCAGTGGCTTCAATCTGATGGAAGCCCCAACCAACTCAGCTGGCACTGGTGGATTCACCGGTGGTGCCGCGGCTGGTGGTCCTACCGCAGGTTTCGATCCTGTTCTGATCTCACTGATCAGACGTTCAATGCCTAACCTGGTCGCTTATGACCTGGCTGGTGTTCAACCAATGAGTGGTCCTACTGGACTCATCTTCGCAATGCGTTCCCGCTACAACAACCAGAGCG